CGTCTTCGTGAAATGGCCGAACGGCGACATCGCCCGGCCGATGATGCTGGCGTTCCAGGACATCCATTCCGGCAAAATCCTGAGCTGGCGCGTGGATCGGTCCGAAAACCGCGAGACCTTCCGCCTGTGCTTCGGCGACATGGTGGAGCAGTGGGGCATCCCGGATGCCTGCGTGCTGGACAATTCCCGGACTTTCGCCAGCAAGTGGATGACCGGCGGCACCGCCACCCGCTTCCGCTTCAAAATCCGCGAAGATGAGCCGCTGGGCATCATGACGCAGATGGGCGTCGCGGTGCATTGGGCCACGCCCTATCACGGCCAGGCCAAGCCGATCGAGCGCGCCTTCCGCGACATGGCGACCGAGGTGGCCAAGCACCCCAAATTCGCCGGCGCCTATACCGGCCACAAGCCGGATGCCAAGCCCGAAAACTACGCCAGCACCGCGGTGCCGCTGGATACCTTCCTGGCGGTGATCGGCGCCGAAATCGCCGCCCACAACGCGCGCACCGGCCGCACCGGCGGGGTGACGCTGGGCCGCAGCTTCGATGCCGTCTTCGCCGAAAGCTATGCCAGCGCCCCGATCCGCCAGGCCAGCGCGCATCAGCGCCGGCTGTGGCTGCTGGCCGCCGAACAGATCCGCGTGAACCGGCAGGACGGCTCGATCAGCCTGCTGGGCAACCGCTATTTCGCGCCCTGGCTGCACGAACATCGCGGCGCGCAGGTGGCGGTGCGCTTCGATCCGGAGCTGCTGCAACAGCCGCTGCATGTCTATCGCGCCGACGGCGACTATCTGGGTGAGGCGGAGTGCATCGAGGCGGCCGGCTTCCTGGATGCCGCCGCGGCCCGCGCGCATGGCGCGGCACGCAAGGCCTGGATGCGCGGCGTGCGGATGCAGATGGCCGCCGAGCTGCGCCTGTCGATCCGCGACGTGGCGGCGATGCAGCCCGCGCCGGCGCCCGCGCCCGCGCCGGAACCGCGCGTGATCCGCCCGGTTTTCGGCACCCGCGGCAGCGCCGCGCTGAAGGCCGAGGCCCCGCCCGCCGAACACCCCAACGACCAGTCCGCCGACGAACTCGCCCTGATCCGGGCGATGCGGCGGCTGAGCGTGGTCCGCAGCACAGACAGCGCGGACGACTGAACGAACTGCGGCCCGGCGCTGGAACGCCGGGCCGCGGGGAAGGCAACGCAACGCAAGCACAGGAGGCCCTATCATGGGCGAGACCGCCACCGCAATCGAAGCCTTCGCCGGCTGGACCGACGAGATGCGCGCCATCCTGGCCGCGATCGAGCAGGTCCAGGCGCGCGACGGGCTGGGCTGGCCGGAGATCGCCACGCTCTCAGGGGTGCCATACGGCACGCTGAGCACGTGGAAAAACGGCAAGTATGCCGGCCGCAACGACACGATCGCCGAGCGCATGCAGCGCTGGCTGGACAGCCACACCCACCACCGCCGCACCCGCGCCGCCCTGCCCGCCGCACCCGGCTTCGTGGCGACCAAGACGGCCGCCACCTTCCTGGCCAGCCTGCAGATGGCGCAGGCGCTGGGCACCATGGCGGTGATCTCCGGCGGCGCCGGCACCGGCAAGACCACGGCGGCGCGCGAGTATCAGCGCACCACCGCGAATGTGTGGCTGCTCACCGCCCGCCCGGACACCGCCAGCATGCGCGCGGTGCAGGAGGCGCTGTGCTGCGCGCTGTCGATCAGCGAGCGCATCGCCGGCCGCCGCGCCGGGGCCGCCATCAACCGCCTGCGCGACACCGGCGGGCTGCTGATCGTGGACGAGGCGCAGCACCTGACGATCGAGGCGCTGGAGCAGCTGCGCAGCATCCACGACGCCGCCGAAGTGGGGCTGGCGCTGGTCGGCAACGAGACGGTCTACAGCCGGCTGGAAGGCCAGGGCCGCACGCCGCAGTTCGCCCAGCTTTTCTCCCGCGTCGGCCGGCGCACCCGGCGCAGCAACCCGCTGGCATCCGACATCGATGCGGTGGTGGCGGCGTGGGGGATCACCGATCCGGCGCAGATGCGGCTGCTGCGGGCGATCGGCGGCAAGCCGGGCGGGCTGCGCAACATCCGCATGACGATGATGCAGGCGCATCTGCTGGCCATGGGCAGCGGCGAGGAGGCCCAGGTCACCGAGGCCCGCATCGCCCAGGCTTACGCCAGCATCAGCGACACGCCCGCTGAAACCCTGCTCGCGCGCGGGGGCAACTGACATGCGCGAAGACCTGATCCGCCTGGCCACCCTGGCCCAGGACGTCCACGGCCGCGTGATCCGCGGCACCAGCAGCGAGTTCGAGCGCGCCCGCCTGCTGCGCGACCTGCAATCGCTGTCCACCGGCCTGCACCGCGCGGCCCACCAGGTGGGCGAGTTGGGCGAACTGATCATGACGTTTGGCGGCGACGATCCGCCCCCCATCGGCCCGGCCGGCGGGAGGGCGGCATGAGCACCACCCTGGAAGCCCGCATCGACAGCCTGGCGCGCCGCGTCACGCTGCTGGAGCGCGGCGGGGCACCGCCGCCGGCCGGCGCGATCGGCACCATCCTGGCTGCCGTCAGCCGGCATTTCGGCGTGACCCTGGCGATGCTGCTGAGCGAGAGCCGCGCCGCCCATGTCTCGCTGGCGCGCCACACCGGCATGGCGCTGGCGCGCGAGCTGCACGGCTACAGCCTGGGCCGGCTCGGCCAGGTCTTCGGCCGCGACCACACCAGCGTGGTCCACGCCCTGCGCCGCATCGCCGCCCTGCGCGCCACCGACCCCGGCTTTGCCGCGCAGTTCGATGCGCTGCTCGAAATCCTGACCCAGAAAGAGGAGGGCTGAATGGCCAAGAAGCTGAAGCGCCCGGCGAACACCGCCCTGGCGCCCACCGACGCGGCACAGGCGGACATCATGCTGGCCCGCGTCGGCCACCTGAGCCGCGCGTTCGACGCGATCCAGCACGGCCTGGACGCGCGCGTGACGGAGGCCAAGCAGATCGCCGAGGCGAGCGCCGCGCCGATCGCCGCCGAGATCGACAGCCTCACCCGCGGCCTGCAGCTCTGGGCGGAGGCGAACCGCGAGCGCCTGACCGACGGCTTCCGCCGCAAGACGGTGGCGCTGGCGGCCGGCGAGCTGCTGTGGCGCACCCGCCCGCCCAGCGTGCGCATCACCGGGGCGCCCGACGTCATCGCCCGGCTGGAGGCGGCCGGGCTGGAGAAATACCTGCGCCGCAAGGTGGAGATCGACAAGGACGCGATGCTGGCCGACCCGGCCGAGGCGCGCGCCGTGCCCGGCGTGGCGATCGGGACGGAGGGCGAGGAGTTCGTGGTCAAGCCGGTCACCCTGCCGCTGGCCGAGGGAGGCGTGGCATGACCTGGACCGATCTGACGCCGCATCCGAGCAGCGGCGGCGGCACCCGCCTCGGCGCGGTGATGCTCTCGGCCACCCGGTTCGACGGCCGGTTCAAGCCGTATCTGGTGATCACCATCCGCCCCGCGCTGTTCGGCGCCATGCCGGACTGGCTGAAGCTCGGCGCCCGGGTGGGCGTGCAGCGCGGCGAGGGCAGCGACGGCGGCATGCTCCGCATCGTGCCGGGCCTGGCCTTCGTCGTCGGCCGCTATCCGAAGTCCGACGCGCTGCGCATCGCCGTGCCGCCGCTGCCGGCGCAGCGCAAGGCCAAGCAGGCGTCGGTGGCGTGCGAGTTCGATTGGCAGGACAAGTGGATCACGATCGACCTGCCTGGCTGGGCCAAGGCCGGCGCCGCGGTGCCGCAGCCCGCCCTGTCGCCGGAGGCGCAGAAGCGCGCCGGGAGGCCGCTATGAGCACCACCACGGCGAACGCCGAGCTTGCGCGCCTGCGCCAGCACATCACCTGGCTGCACGGCACGCTCCAGCGGCTGGGCGACATGCAGGTGCTGGCCAGCACCATCGATCCGCCGCGCGAGCTGGTGGCGCGCATCGACTATGCCCGCGCCGCCCTGGCCAGCAGCCTGCGCCGCTGCGCGGAAGCCGGGGTGGATCGCCCGCCCACCCTCGCCGCCCTGGTGGTGGGACAGGCGCTGTTCCAGCCCGGCGTGGAGCAGAAGCCCCGCCGCGGTGCCCCGGCCACCCCGCCCAGCGACCTGGCGTTCGCCTGGTGCGCGCAGGACGGCACGATCGGCGTCGGCACCGCCGTGCCGGAGCACGAACTGGAGCTGGCATACGGCCCGGTCCACGTGCTGTGGCACTGGATCGACGAGCTGGCCGAATGGGGCGTGCATGACGGCCGCCCCGCCTTTCGCGTGCCGGGCGTGGCGCAGTGCGCGGACATCTCGGAAAAGTGCGACCACGCCCGCCGCTTCGCCTGGCGGTTGGTGCAGGCGGGCATGGCGATCGGCACCACCCTGCGCGCGCCGGACGCGCCGGAGGGCGTGGCATGATCCGCTTCAAGCTGCCCCCGCTGTCGGAGACGCCGCAGCCTGATCCCGATCGCCGCTGGCCCGCAGGGTTCCTGATGTTCCCGCCGACGCGGTCTGACGTCGCCATCATGGTGACCTTGGCGGTCGGCCTGCCGATCGCCCTTGGCACTGCCGTCCTGCTGGCGTGCATCGGCATCACGCCGTCGGAGCTGCAACCGGTGCTTTGGTCCTGGTTGTGGGGGATGGCATGAGCGCTCTCCAGACCGCCCCCCACCCGCCGGCCTGCTGCATGCCGCCGCCGTTGGAGGTGCCGGAGCCGGCTGCGGTGATGATCTTCGCGCTCGCCGCGCTGCTGGCGATCGCCCTGCGGCAGTGGAGGCGGGCATGAGCGCGCCCCCCGTGCCCCGGACGGCGAAATCCGCAAACCCGATTGCGAAA